TGCTTAAGTTCATTCATACAGGCAGGGAGGGACACAGCATGCAACCGTGGGCAGAGAAGTTCTACAAGTCAGACAACTGGAAGAAGACACGCTATGCATATCTTGTATCACAGAACTTTATCTGCGAGAGATGCGGAGGCAGGGCGACGATGGTACACCATCGCAAGTATCTGACGGAGCAGCGCATCAAAGATCCTGAACTGACCGTGGGATTCGGGAACCTTGAAGCACTATGCGAAGCGTGCCATGATGCAGAGCACAAGGCAGACAGTCCGCTGCGAGAAGGATTCTTCTTTGACAAGGACGGTATGCTGCAATTTGTCGGCGCGGAAAATGAAGACGGCAGCGCAGAGGCCCCCCCGGGTCGCCAAAAAATAGCGCCGAACACCGACCGAATGCCACACTTACGAAGAACATAAGGGTCGCGCGCGAGGTTTTTGTCCAGGGCTTCAGGGCATTTTTTGTGAAATTTTACAAATTATATGCAGAGATAAAACATAGGTCGGAATAGGCCGCTCATGATAACCGCATTCCGCGGTCATTCTGGGCGAATGAGGATAGAAAAAATGGCAGGAATCACCAAAAAAGAACAGGAAAAACGATCAAGGAAGAAAGAATTAGATCGCCGGATACAGGAATTCAGAGAAAAAGCTGACGAGTTGGGCATCGCTGACGATCTGATATTTGCAACCACGTTTGACAGATATGTTACGCAGGTCCAGACGCTGGCAGATCTCAAAGAAGAGATTGAAGAGGGCGATCTGATGGTCAAGAAGTCATATGTCAAGGATCGCGACAATCTGTACGTGAATCCGGCCGTGGCAGAGTACAACAAGACATCAACCGCCGCAAATCAAACGGCGGTTACGCTCGTTAAGCTGATGCAGCAGTTGCGGGACGATGCACAGGAGGATGACGGCTTTGATGATCTGTTCGGATCGAAAGGCCGGTAATGGCGCGTAAGAAGTGGGATGATCCTGTTCACTATTACTGGAACCTTATTCGAAAAGGCAAAGTCACAGTATCCCGCAAAGTTTATCTGGTATACGAAGAACAGATCCGCATCATCGAGAAAAGCAAGAAGTATGAGTATGATCCGGAACTTGCAAATCGTGCGCTGATATTTATCGAGCGATACTGCAAGCAGAGCAAGGGCAAGAAAGCTGGAAAGCCGCTCGAGCTGGAACCGTGGGAACGTGCCCTGATAGCGTGCACGTTCGGCATCGTAGACAAGAAAACAAGGCTACGTAAGTATAGGCAGGTAATGCTTGTGGTCGGCCGTAAAAACGGAAAATCGACACTCGCATCTGCAGTCGGTCTGTACTTGATGATTGCAGACGGAGAAGCCGGATCAGAGGTATATGCAGCTGCTACGAAAAAAGACCAGGCGAAAATCATCTGGACGGAAGCAAAGAAGATGGTCGGCAAATCGCCGGCGCTCAGAAAGCGCATCAAGCGGCTTGTTGCTGAAATGACAGCAGAATTTAACGAATCTACATTCAAGCCGCTCGGAGCCGATTCAGACACGCTTGACGGACTGAACGTTCACGGCGCGCTTCTGGATGAGATCCACGCATGGAAAACAAAAGACCTTTACGATGTAATCGTTGACGGTGAAGCATCGAGAGAACAGCCGCTGACATTCATAACATCAACAGCGGGAACGGTCCGGGAATCGATATTCGACATCCTGTATGCACAAGCAGAGAACCTGATCAACGGATTCAACGATCCAGAAGGTTACCGCGATGACACATTCCTGCCGGTAATCTACGAGCTTGATAATCGCTCCGAATGGGTGGATGAAGCCTGCTGGGCGAAAGCAAATCCGGGACTCGGAACGATCAAGAATAAAAGCACTCTGAAAGAAAAAGTCGAGAAGGCAAAGAGTAATGAACTGCTTGTCAAGAATCTTCTTTGCAAGGACTTCAATATCAGAGAGACAACAACAGAATCGTGGCTGACATTCGAAGAGCTGAACAATGAAGAGCGGTTTGAGATCGAAGATCTTAAGCCGCGCTATGGCATTGGAGGCGTGGACCTGTCAGCGACAACGGACCTTACGGCAGCAAAGATGATATTCCGCGTGCCGGAAGATCCGCGTATCTACGTCATAAGCAAATACTGGATCCCGGAAGACCTGATAGAAAAGCGCGTCAAAGAGGATCACATTCCGTATGACATCTGGGTAGAAAGAGGCTACATCGACGCCATACCGGGAAAGAAGATTCATCCGAAATACATCACGGAATGGTTCGTGCATGTGCGGGACGAGCTTGATATATATCCGTACTACATCGGATACGACTCATGGGCTGCCGAATACTGGGTCGAAGACATGGCAAACAATTTCGGCAAAGAAGTCATGGTTCCGGTCATCCAGGGAAAGAAAACGCTGTCAGTCCCGATGTACGAGCTGAAAGCAGAATTTCAGGATCATCATATCGTGTACAACAATAATCCTGTTGATAAGTGGTGCTTATCGAATACCGCAGTAGATATCGACAGGAACGGGAACATTCAGCCGCACAAGGGGAAAAGCCGCCTGAAGAGGATAGACGGCGCTGCGGCATTACTTGACTGTTACACGGTATATCACAACAAAGAAGCAGAGTATTTAAGCGTAATCTAAGGAGATCATATGAGCCTACTTGAACGAATTAGAAGAGCCTTCAACGGAGATACAAAAACTCCGGGCGAAGTATACAAGATGATTACGGTAGCCAATGACAGTTATTTCGCCTACGACGGCAAGGTTTACAAGTCGGATATCGTAAGGGCTTGCATAAGGCCTTATGTAAAGGCGATGGGCAAAACCGTAGCGAAGCACATATATGAGTCAGTGGATGAAGAGGGCAACAAGAACGTTGTTGTGAATCCGAATACCAGCATGAGGATCATGCTGCAGGATCCGAATCCCTACATGTCACTGCAGATGCTGACGGAAAAAGTTGCATGGCAGCTGAAACTGAACGGAAACGCATTCATTCTGATAGTGAGAGACGATAACGGGATCCCGCGGCAGCTCTTTCCGATGCCGGCATCAGGTGCGATGGCAGAATGGCTTGATGACGGAGAACTGGCAATCAGATTCTATTTCAGCAATGGCAAAGTGTACCGGTTCAGATATCGAGATCTGATACATCTCAGAGGGGACTTCTTTGAACACGACATAATGGGTGACAACGTCGCTGAAAGCATTGTTCCGCTGATGGATTGCGTATCCACAATGGATAAAGGCATCATCGAGGCAATCAAGAGTTCAGCAGTCATCAGATGGATTCTGAAGCTGAATGGCGGATTCCGAAAAGAAGACATCAAGACATATGCAGAGGATTTCGCAAAAGATTATCTGGCCATAGAATCAAGCTCCGGAATCGGAGTTGCGGCGACAGACACAAAGGCAGACATTAAGCAGGTCGAGCCTAAGAATTACGTGCCGAATGCCGCGCAGCAGGACAGACAGAAAGAAAGGATATACGAATTCTTCAACACGAATGAAGACATCGTGAAGTCGCAGGAAACAGGCGATGTATGGAATTCGTACTATGAGCATGTCGTCGAACCTGATGTGCGCCAGATGTCTGATGAATATACGCGGAAGCTCTTCACTATAAGGCAAAGGACATTCGGAAATTACATAATGTTCGAGGCTTACAACCTGCAGATGGCCACACTCGAAGACAAACTGCAGCTGCGCGAAATGGTAGACCGCGGCGCACTGCTCGTTAATGAGTGGCGTTACGTTATGGGATACGGGCCGGTAGCCGGTGGAGATGTTCCTATCAGGAGACTCGATACAGCGGTCGTCAATCAGATCAGGAACCTTGCGAACAGGATCAATGGCAAAGATCCTGAGACTGACAGGGCATTGATAGAGACAATAAACAAACTAATCGAAGGGAGGCCGACAGATGGCATTAAGCAATTACCGGATTCCGGTGAACGCAATAGCGGATCCGCTGAACCAGCAGGACAATCTGCAGACGTTGCTGACACCAAGGAATGAAACTGACGAATCGGTAGACCTGTTCTTTTATGGGGATATCGTTTCGAACTGGTGGGGCGCGTGGACGCGTGAAGACCAGTACCCGACCGCGATCAAGAATTTCATTCAGGACGCAGGCGGAAAAAGAATCAATGTGCACATCAATTCCGGAGGCGGTTCTGTATTTGGCGGCATGGCCATATATAACCAGCTCAGGAACTATGAAGGCGAAGTTGTCACATACATAGACGGCGAAGCTGCGTCAATCGCGTCTGTAATAGCTCTGGCGGGCGACAGGATCGTGATGAGGACCGGCAGCGCGATTATGATACATAAGCCTTCATATGCGCTGTGGGGCGCATTTAATGCAGATGACTTCCGGAAGATGGCTGACGACCTGGATGAGATTCAGAAGGCAATTATGCAGGTCTACAGGGAAAACAAGACAAAGGATGCCGATGAAGAAGAGATCGAACGCATGGTGAACGAAGAAACCTGGATGATCTCGGATGAGGCAGTCAAATATTTCGACCGCATCGAGGTTGAAAACGTACAGGCCGTGGCAATGGCCAAAAGTGAATTTAAAGCTCATTACGCCAAGGAAATCCCGCCGCAGTTCGCACAGGGTGAACCTGACGATAAAGAGGATATAAGCGAAGCACGCGCGCAGCGCGAAAGAGAGATTCAAATTATCGAAATGGAGGAAGGAATATGAATCGCGAACAGTATTTAGCAAGAAGAGGCGAGCTGCTTAACAGACTCAGAGATATCAACAATGCAGAAGCATTCGATCAGGATGCATTCAATGAATGCAAAGGCCAGATCGAGGCACTTGATGCAGAGTGGCAGGCAAGAGCACAGGCAGCGGCAGACATCGAGGCACTTAACGGAGTACAGCCTGCAGTCAATCCAGTAGTGGATCTTGAAAGAAACGCAGGCGAAGCACGCCAGACAGCGGATCCAGCTGATGTTTACAGCGGCATGGAGTACCGCACAGCCTTCATGAACTACGTCACAAGAGGTGAGTCCATTCCTGACAGGTTCCGCAACGCAGACACCACAACAGGCAATGCAGGAGCTGTAATACCTACAACTCTGATGCACGAGCTGATCAGAGAGATGAAGTCCAGAGGAAATATCTGGAACAAGGTAAGAAAGCTTAACGTACAGGGCGGCGTAGAATATCCGATCATCGATCTCGTACCTGTAGCAAGCTGGATCACCGAAGCGACACCATCCGCAGATCAGGCTATCGGAGCACAGAACACTGTAACATTCAGCTACTACGGTCTTGAGTGCAGGATCTCACAGTCCCTGCTCTCCAGCGTTGTATCCCTCAAGGAATTCGAAGACCTGTTCCCGGTCCTTGCAGCTGAAGCAATGATCGCAGCTCTCGAAAAGGGTGTATTCAACGGCTCAGGCACTGGACAGATGAAGGGCATTCTGAACGAAACAAGAATTCCTGCAGGAAACACAATCACAATCGCCGCTGCAGACATCGGCAAGTGGACTGTATGGAAGAAGCAGGTATTCGGAAAGATGAAGAAGGCGTATCGTAACGGCGACTTCTTCATGGCTCAGGGAACCTTCGACGGATATATCGACGGTATGGTAGACACAACCGGACAGCCTATCGGACGTGTCAACTACGGCATTGACGGCGGCGAAAGCTACAGATTCGGCGGAAAGAATGTCGAGACTGTCGAAGACGATGTGATCACTGCATACGATGATGCATCCACAGGCGATGTAATCGCTGTATTCGGAGACCTCAAGAACTACGCAGTGAACACCAACATGCAGATGAGAGTTGTTAAGTGGTCAGACCACGACACCAACAAGGAAAAGACCAAGGCTATCATGATCGCAGACGGCAAAGTTCTCGATCCGAACGGCTTCCTGATCATCAAGAAGGGTGCATAATCCTGGAAAGGATAAATCATGGCAGTTAGCGAAACTCTTAAACAGGCTTTCTACGACTATGCCAAAATCGAAGATGACGAAAACGTGGCCGCTTCAATTCTTGAGGCGGCCATACAAAAGTCTGAGATCGAGACCGGCAAAGCGTTCAATGAGGATAAGCCGCTTTTTGTGCATGTCGTAAAGATGATTGCACAGGACTGGTATGATCATCGCGGCAGCATCACGACAGAAAACATTCACGAACTGCCGCTGACGATAGGAGCACAGGTTATCCTTAACCAGATAGCCATATCATCTGAATTCGAAAGAAAGGAAATAAAATCATGAAGGTCAAAGCGCTTACAGATTTTGGCGGCCAGTACGCCATGTACAAGGGCAATGAGGCAGATCTGCCGGACAATCCCGTAACAAGGGGACTTATCGCAGGCGGCTTTATTGCTGAAGTGACAGAGCCTGAAAAACAGGATCTGAGCAAGCTCAAGAAGGAAGAGCTTATCAAGATGCTCGAAGAGAAAGGCATCGAGTATGACGAGAAGGCAAAGAAAGAAGACCTGATCAAGCTGCTCGAAGGCGATGAAGAGGATCCGGACGCAGCTCCTGATCCTGATGCAGAGGTATAGACATGCACAATACGGGGAAGTTCAACAAAAGAATCACATTCCAGAAGATCGTACAGAAGTCTGATACGCTCGGAGATCATCCGGTGCCGGTAGATGTGACGACTAGATGGGCGTCGGTCAGAGCCGTCAGAGGCGCTGAATACTACGAGGCGCAGAAATTGCGTCCTGAAAAGACGTATGTAATCAATTGCAGATACTTTCTCGTAGACGGCAAAGAACTGTCGGCAGAAATGCAGATCCTTTATCGCGGGCGTGTTCTGGAAATCGTCACAGTCATCAACATCAATGAGGATGATGAAGAATACGAAATTCACGCTACAGAGCGCGGCGAAAAGAAGGTGAAGGATTATGTCTAACAACATCAACGTCACTATAACAGGCCTTAAAGAGCTTGCGCGAGATATCCAGCATGCAGCCAATCTGGCACCGAAGGAATTCCAGAAGGGCATGAGACAGATCACAAAGAAGTTCATGGACGACCTGAAAGACGAAGCAGCCAACACATACCAGTCAACGGCATTTATCACATCCGGATTCAAGATGAGTCCCGTGAATGTCGGAAAGGATGTGTTGACTTCAAAGTTTATGCCGGAAGCGAAAGGCAACAAAGGCCACGCATGGCACCTGCAGGAATTCGGATATGAGCTTGTGCGTCCAAACTGGAAAAGCAGGGCAAAGGTCATACGCTATACAAACGGCGGCGAACGGCTCGGATTCGTGCCCGGCAAACATCTTGTAGATAAGATACTGCCGGAATTCGAAGACTATTACGAAGAGCAAGTCCTTGATCTGGTCGATACTATACTGGAGGAAAACAATCTATGAAACAGGAATGGATTACCGGGCGCGCTATCAAAGAAGCGCTGATAGTGCTTCTTAAAAACAAATACGGGACGGGATATAAATACTATTCCAGGCAGGACGTAGAAGGAATGCTGCTTCCTGCTTTTTTCGTAGATGTCAGACTCATACAGCGCAAAGATGAAACTGCTAACGTATGCTCGAAAGAATATACCTGCAGGATAATCTACTTTCAGGCTGATCCGTCCGCTGAGGATGCGGATGCAGATCAATACGATAAAGCTGAAGAGATTCCTAATCTGCTGGTGTGCAAGGACTCAAAGAAGAACCCGAAAGGCGGAATGGTGCTTGCAGTATCAGGAAGGTATCTCACAGTAACAGAATGCGGCATAGATTACATAGGCCGCGAAAACAATATCATGGAACTTTCATTCACCTTGAAATTCTATGACTTCAAAGAACCTAATGCAGAGGAAGCAGAACTTATGGAAGAGTTCGGCTTCAATGAGAAATTGGAGGATATAAACCATGGGAATGCCTAGTATTACGGTAAGCTTTACCGAAGCGGCAAGATCGTTCGTAACAAGAGCAGAACGCGCTGTAGTAGGCCTTATTCTGAAGGGCACAGTTCCTTCCACGAATCCTGTAGTGATTACGCGTCTTGACGAGATCAGCGAATGCGGCCTTGACGCCAACGGCAAAAAGCACGCAAGACTCGCTATGCTCGGATGCGATGGCGTATCGCCTACAAAGGTCATCTGCTACGTAGTTCCGGCAAATGCGGAAAACTACAATGCAGCGTTCACTTATTTCGATACGGTCAAAACGCTGAACTATATCGCGGTTCCTGGAATCGCTGCCGGCGAAAAACAGACTGTAGCCGACTGGATCACAGCACAGCGTGCTGAATACAAGGTCGTAAAAGCCGTGCTTCCTGATTATGCAGGAGCTTCAACCGGCATTATCAACTACGTCACAACACAGGTCACATCCGGAGATGAAACATTCTCAGCAGCAGATTACTGTTCCAGAATCGCCGGACTGATCGCAGCATGCCCTATCAATCAGGCAGCAACCTACAAAGCTCTCATGGAGCTTGACGGATGCACAAAGATGTCACGCGCTGACATGGATACTGCAATCGACGAAGGCAAACTGCTTGTATTCTGGGATGGCGAAAAGGTCAAGATCGCAAGAGGCGTCAACTCATTCGTGACTACTACAGCCACAATGGGAGATCAGTTCAAGAAGATTCACGTAGTGGACATCATGGATATGATCCTGGCTGACGTAAAGAGAACGGCAGAAGACAACTATATCGGACGCTACACAAACAGCTACGACAACAAGTGCCTCCTGCTGACTGCAGTCGGAAACTATCTCGCTGATCTTGAGAGACAGCAGCTCATCAGACTGGTCAATCTTGATATCGACATCGACGCAAACAGATCTTACCTGATTTCGCAGGGCATCGACGTTTCGGATATGTCAGATCAGGATCTGAAAGAGGCAGCGACAGGCAGCAAAGTATTCCTGACAGCAACTATCAATATCTACGATGCAATCGAAGATATTGTGCTGCCGATAACAGTATAAGAAAGGAGCTGGAATATGAAAAGTTACAACGCTTCTAATGTGATCAACGGCACATACGGTGAAGTGTGGCTCGATGATGTTTACATGGCACAGGCAACCGGCCTTGAAGCTAAGACATCCGTCAAGAAGACCGATGTCAACATGGTAAGACGCCTGTCACCTGGAAAGAAAGTAACAGGCATCGAGAACAAGGGCACACTGAAGATGAATCACGTAAGCTCTGAGGTCAAAAAGAAAATCGCGGATTACATCAAGAATGGCAAGACGCCTTACTGCACTATCGTTTCGAAGCTGGCAGATCCGGATGCGCTCGGAGCAGAACGCATCAAGCTGACTGGTGTCACATTCGACGAAGTAACGCTTATCGATTTCGAGAACGGAAAACTCGGAGAAGAATCATATGCATTCGAATACGAGGATTTCGAGTTCCTTGACATCATAGCTTAAGAGTAAGAACAAGGAGGCTTAAAATGAGTTTATTTGATAAGTTGATGGCTGTAGACGACGGCGTAATCAGAGAAGAAAAGACGAAGGAAGTGCACTCAGACAGAATGAGTGCACTTCTCGGCGTTGATACCAGTATTACAATCAAGAAGCTACCATTCAGACAGGTAAAAAAGATCGTGTCCAGCTCACTGAAGGACAATGGCAAAGTGGATCCTGACAAGGATGTAGATGCACAGTGCCATCTGATCCGGCTCGCGGTCAAAGATATTCCGTTCGGAAACGAAGATCTTCAGAAGAAATTCGGCGCGTCTGATCCGAAGGACCTTGTTGAAAAGATGTTTGATTCCGACATAGGAATTATATCCGATGAGATCCTTGCATTTGCAGGATATCTCAGAGCGGAGGAAGAAGCAGAAGAGATTGAAGAAACGGTAAAAAACTGATTTACGCCGACCGGGATTTCAACACAGCCTATCTATTGTTCAGGCTGCATCACTGGCCGCCTGATAAATATTACGAAATGACAGAGAATGCCCGGGCAATTACCCGGGCATTTTTGCAACAGATGATCTCTGAACAAAATGAAGAGGTTGAAAACATGAGAGGTTAAGAAATGGGCAGCAGATACGTACAAGTCACATTTCAAATGAATGACAAGCTCAGCAGCCCAATGGAATCAGCGGCGAAGAGGCTGGGCGGCATGTCGAATAAGATACAGGCTCAGTACAAGGATATAGGCAGACTCGGAAGAGAATGGACGAAGGTCGGCAAAAGCCTGGAAAGGACCGGCGCGGCGCTGACTAAGAAGGTAACACTTCCTATCGTAGCCGCAGGAACTGCTGCAGGCAAACTGTACATGGATTTCGATAAATCTATGGCACAGATCAATACGCTGCTTGACGATGATTCACACCTTAAGGGCTATGAATCCGCTGTAATGAAAACGTCGGATCAGCTCGGAATCAACGCCAAAACGGCAGCGGAAGGACTGTATCAGACAATATCTGTACTCGGAGATCACGGCGAGACCACATCCAAAACATTCAATATCATGGCTCAGGCTTCAAAAGCTGGCGGCGCTGATGTAGTCGATGCTGTCAATATGATAGCGACTGCCATGAATGGATACGGCCAGGTATCCGACGAAACAGCACAGAGGATATCCGATCTGTCGTTCAAAACGGTTAAGTTAGGTAAAACCACATTCCCGGAACTTGCAAATTCCATGTCGCCGTTATTCCCGCTCGCAAACACTCTGGGGATCTCATACGAAGAACTGTATGCAACGATGTCAACAGCGACAACCTCATTCGCAGGTAATACCGCTGAGGCATCGACACAGATAAAAGGCCTGATGACAGGCTTCCTGAAACCGTCAGAGGCGATGGCGAACCTCATAGAAAAGGCTGGATATTCATCCGGCGCGGCGATGATCAAGGCAGAAGGCCTTGCAGGAGCACTCAAAATCGTACAGAAGGAAGCTGGCGACGATGGCATGTCAAAGTATTTCGGCAATGTCAGAGGATTGACAGCCGCACTCGGATTATCCGGAAAGGGAATGGAGAAGTACGAGAAGCACCTGCATGAAATGCAAAATGCGTCAGGAGCGACAAGCGACGCGCTTGCAAAGATGGGCGATACCGACATGGCCAAATGGAATAAAGCGCTGGTACGGGCACAGAATGCCGGAATTAAGTTCGGCAAAGCGATCCTGCCGGCAATAACGCCAATGGTTGAAAAGCTGGGCAATGCGATATCGAAGGCCGCTGACTGGTTCAGCAATCTATCGGAAGGCCAGCAGCAAATGATCGTAAAGTCGCTCGGAATAGCAGCTGCTGTCGGTCCGGTAATGTCAATACTCGGCAAGGGAGCGACGACTGTAGGCGGCCTTCTCGGACACGTTTCCAAGTTAGGAAAGGCCATGGATGGAGGGCTGAAATTCGGTCAGGCGCTCACTAAAGTCTTCCCGGTATTCGGCAGAATTGTTGGAGTCGGCGGAAAACTGTTCGGCGTTATCGGCAAAATAGGTGCCGCGATTGGTCCGACGGGATTCCTTTTTCTCGGGATAGCCGCGGCGGCTATGGGCGCAGCTGTCCTGATTTACAAGAAATGGGACAAGATCAAGCCGGTCATCCAGGGCGTAATTGACAAGGTGAAGTCGGTCGGAAAGTGGTTCGGAAACCTTAAGTCAGCTGCAGGGGACAAACTCAATGCAGTCAAGACCAAATTCGGAGAGCTGAAGAGTAAAGCCGGCGACATGAAAAACGGCATAAAGAGTAGGATCAGCTCGATAAAAGAGTCATTCGGAAGCATGAAGTCCAAGGCGGGCGATCTAAGGAATGGCATCGCATCCAGATTTGATGCTATGAAGGAAAAAATAGGATCCTTCAAAACCCGCACGGGTGAAGCGATGCAAAATGCCGGCGCAAGGATAAAAGCGTTCATGGCATCCTGCCAAAGCTCCACGTCAGGAGTACAGGGGTATCTCGGAGGCTTGATCAATTTCGTCAAAGGCGTGTTCACGGGCAACTGGAGATCAGCCTGGAACGGAGTGGTACAGGCATTCAGCTCCGCGTTCGGCAGAGTAAGAAGCATAGCATCAAGCGCGCTCGGTGCAATATCCGGGCTTGTAAGCAGCATAGCAAGCAA